TTCTTTTTGGGACAAGATCATTTTAAATTTGGTGTTGACGTTAAAGCTAGGAAGAAAACTAATAGGTCTGACTCTTCTTTTAATGATGACTGGACTTGGATTGAATTTAAAAATGTACGTGGTAATCCTGGATGGTTGTATGGCGAGGCTGATTTCATTGGCTTTGAAAGAGAGGATGATTTTCTATTGGTCAATCGACAAAAGCTAATAGAGTATTGTGATGAGAAAGTTGACCTAGAAACTATAGTAGACAAAGCCTATAGTGCTGAGTACAAAGGGTATCAACGTAAAGGACGAAAGGATTTAATTACTAGGATTCGTATGGATGACTTAAATTATTTAGAAGGAAATATTATTATCAGTAAATAACTATTGACTCTTAAATACATGTCATGTATAATTCGTATGAATTAACACAGTAATATTCTGTAAACTTTAAGGAGAATTAATATGGGCGTTGTAAATGGAACAGCTTACTGGGCATCAATCGTTACTCCTAATACTACGTATAACGAAGATGGGGAATGGAAGATTGATGTAGGTAATCTGAGTGAAGAGGCTATGAATCTTCTGGTAGCGGATGGGTTGGAGGACCGCATCCATAATAAAGATGATGACCGTGGTAGTTTTATTACTTTTAAACGAAAGGTTATGAATGCTAAGACGCGACAAACTAACTCATCGCCATCTGTTTTGGATGCTCAGAAGCGTCCTCTAATTAATACTCTTGTAGGTAATGGCTCTATTGTTAATGTACTCTATCGTCCATATGATTGGACGTATCAGAAACGCCAAGGCCGTTCAGCATCTTTGGAAGCTGTCCAAGTAGTAGACTTGGTTCCTTATGGTGGAGATGGGCTAGACTCCTTTGAGGTGGTTGAAGAAGGATTCTCTTCCTTTACAGATGACGAATTGATTCCTGTTTCATCCTAACAATTAGGGAGAGGGGGCTTTGGTTATGCTGAAGCCCCCTATTTATATGAAAAAAATAGACACGCTGGTATCAGATATATATTCTTTATTTGAAAGCTCTCTACCTGATATGAAAGAAGAAGAAGCAGATGTTATCATAAATAAGTTTGGAGATTCTTTAAAAGTTCACCTAAAGAAATTTATATACGAAGACGAAAGAAAAAGAAGTTCTCTTAGACTATCAGCTATAGGTAAACCAGATAGGCAGCAGTGGTATAGTTCTTCTCCGCACTCTACAGTTAAAGAAGTAATAGATTTAAAAGCTAGTGATAAGGTTCGCTTCCTATATGGTTATATACTAGAAGAACTTTTACTATCTCTATCATCCTTGGCAGGACATACAGTATCAGACGAACAAAAGGAAGTTAAGATTGAAGGTGTAAAGGGACACCAGGATGCTGTTATAGATGGTGTGCTAGTTGATTGTAAGTCAGCATCGGGCAGAGGGTTCGATAAGTTTAAGAACAATTGCGTATCTACAGACGATCCTTTTGGATACATCGCTCAGATATCTTCTTATGCTGAAGCTAATGGTTTATCAGAAGCTGCTTTCCTTGCTATCAACAAACAGTCTGGAGAAATTTGTTTATCAAAAGTTCATGAAATGGAAATGATTAATGCTTCAGAACGTGTACAGTACATTAAAGAAGTGGTTAGTAAAAAAACTCCACCAAGTAAATGCTATGATGATATACCTGACGGTAAGTCTGGTAACTTTAAGCTGGCTATTGGTTGCGTCTATTGCTCTTATAAGTTTGACTGTTGGTCTGATGCTAATAACGGTAAAGGATTACGTGTGTTTGATTATGCGACGTATCCTAGATTTCTTACGAAGGTTAATAAGACTCCGAATGTAGAAGAGATTATTAATTAGAGATGCATTGGAAATACTTTAAAAAAATAGACATAGAAAATAAGTTTGGATTTGTATACTTCATTACTAATAAAAAAACAGGTAAGGCTTACATAGGATGTAAACAATACTGGAGTTACAAGAAAGGAAAAAAACTTAAACAATCTAATTGGAAAGTTTATATGGGGTCGTCCAAACATTTGACAGAAGATATTAAAAAAGTAGGAAAAAGAAATTTTAAATTTGAGATCGTAGGAGAATATAAAAATAAAAGAAGTTTAAAATATTACGAATGCTATTATCAAATGAAACATAATGTACTGTCTTCTGTGTTAGAAGGTACAGATGAACCCGCCTTCTATAACAACTACGTAGGAGGTAAATTTTTTAGACCTGTGGAGAGTTATGAAGAAACATTATAGAAAATTACTAGATGATTTTATAGATAATAAATCTATGAGGTCACCTGTTACTTATAACAAAAGCCATTCCTTATTCATGGGTGTCATACTAAGAGCCTTATTAGATGCTACTAAACCTGAGTTACTAAGGGAAAACAGTAGAATAAAAGTAGATAGGCAAGCAGCTAAAGCTTGGTTCTTTGCTTCATCAGGAGTAACATGTGATAATTTTGAAATGATATGTGATGAAGCAGGGGTTACACCTAATGTAATGCGTACTATTACTAAAGAAATTTTAAACTACGAAGACGTTAAAGAAGTAAGAAAAAAAATTAATTCATTCTTTGGAACTGAGTAATAAGGAATATATAGATGTCACCAGCAGCAAGCAGTTATCAAGTAGGCGGTACTCATTATAAAGATTGTAAGATACAACCTGTAGAATATATACATGCAAATGATCTTGGATTTCTAGAAGGAAATATAGTAAAATATATTACCCGTCATCGTGCTAAAGGTGAAGGAGCTATGGATATTTATAAGGTAAAGCATTATGCTGATCTTATTCTACAGTATCATTATGATTTAACAGAGGAAGATGGTATCCTCCTATCACAGGAGTCAACGAATGATTAATAATCAAGTAACACTACCTACAAACTATCAATCTTTCATACACATGTCACGGTACTCTAGATGGCTAGAAGAAGAAAGTAGACGAGAGACATGGGAAGAAACCATTGACAGGTATCTTTCCTTTATGGTGAACCACCTGAAGGAGAACTATTCTTACTCTCTCTTTGGTACAGAGTTAGCTGACATTCGGAGAGGGATGCTAAACCTAGAGGTACTAGGTTCTATGAGAGCATTGATGACTGCTGGTCCTGCATTGGAGCGTGAACATGTATCAGGTTACAACTGCTCTTACTTGCCTGTAGATTCTCCTCGTTCTTTTGATGAGTGCCTATATATTCTTATGAATGGTACAGGTGTAGGCTTCTCTGTTGAGCGTCAGTATATCAACAGTCTTCCTACTGTACCTGATCAATACTTTGAGAACAGTGATGATGTTATTTCTGTTGCTGACTCTAAAGAGGGTTGGGCTAGAGGACTACGTGATCTTATTTCTCTCCTGTATACTAACCGTGTACCCAAGATAGACACCAGTAAGCTGCGTCCTGCTGGTGCAAGGCTCAAGGTCTTTGGTGGTAGAGCATCTGGTCCTGCTCCACTGGAAGAACTGTTTGACTTCACCATACAGACGTTTAAAAAAGCCAAGGGGCGTAAGCTCACCTCTATTGAGTGCCATGATATCATGTGTAAGGTAGGTCAAGTAGTTGTGGTAGGTGGAGTCAGAAGGTCTGCCTTGATCTCACTCTCTAACCTCACTGATGAGCGTATGCGTATGGCTAAGTCAGGCGACTGGTGGGTAGACAATCAACAGCGCGCCCTCTCCAATAACTCTGTCTGCTACACAGAACGTCCTGACATGGGTATCTTTATGAAGGAGTGGCTCTCCCTCTATGAGAGCAAGAGTGGTGAGCGAGGTATCTTTAACCGTGCCTCTGCACAGGTGAAGGCAGCTTCCAACGGTAGGCGTGACGGTAACATAGAGTTTGGCACCAACCCTTGCTGTGAAATTATTCTCAGACCTTATCAGTTCTGCAACTTGTCAGAGGTTATCTGTAGGGCAGACGATACCCTGGAGACTCTAAAAAATAAGATCAAACTGGCTACTGTACTAGGTACGTTTCAATCTACACTGACAGACTTTGGATATCTACGTAAGCGTTGGAAGGATACTACAGAAGAGGAGAGACTACTGGGTGTATCTCTGACAGGTATCATGGACTGCCCTGCTGTGTATGACGCTTCTCCCGAGGCTCTTCAACAGCTGAGAGATGTAGCTATTAAGACTAACAAGAGGATGGCAGAGAAGCTGGGTATCAACCAAAGCACCGCTGTCACCTGTGTTAAACCTTCTGGCACTGTGTCTCAACTTGTAGACGCTGCCTCTGGTATTCATGCAAGACATCACCCTCACTATATTAGAACTGTTAGAGGAGATAACAAAGATCCCCTGACCATGTTCTTGAAAGACAAAGGTGTACCCTCAGAGCCTGACTTCACAGCGCCTGATAATGTAACTGTGTTCTCTTTTCCTATGAAGAGTCCCAAGGGAGCAGTTACTAGGTATGACATGGGAGCATTGGCACAACTGGAACTCTGGCTCAAGATTGCAGACAACTATTGTGAACATAAACCTTCTGTCACTATCTCTGTCAAGGAGAATGAATGGCTAGAGGTAGGAGCATGGTGCTGGGAACACTTTGATTCTCTCTCTGGTATATCTTTCCTTCCGTTCTCTGATCATTCTTATAAGCAAGCCCCTTACCAAGACATAGACAGGGAAGCTTTTAAAGACTTGACAGAGAAGATGCCACCTGCTATAGACTGGTATGAACTACAAGAATATGAAAAAGGAGACACCACTACTGGATCACAAGAACTTGCCTGTGCTGGTGGAGTATGTGAGATAGTAGACATTGGAGTATAGGGTATATGACATACACAATTAAGATGAGTGAGGAAATGGCAGAGAAAGTTACCGCTGCTGTTCTGAAACAGATCAGAAAAGATACTACTTCAGGTAGAGTGATGGAAGCCTGTGCTATTATTCTTACTCACCTTGATCCTATACTTATGAAAGAGTTCAAGGACTCAGGATTTACAGATGACTTCGGAGTACATATGGAATGAACATGAATGAATATCAACGTAAGGCTCACCTCACCGCTGTATATCCTAAAGAGAAAGCCTTTGAATATCTTGCCACTGGTCTAGCAGCAGAGGCAGGGGAAGTTTCTAGTATTGTAGCCAAGTGGATCAGGGGAGACAGGGGTACTATACCTAACATGAAGATGCAGAAAGAACTAGGAGATGTTCTCTGGTTTGTATCTGAGTTAGCTGGCATGATAGGTACTAATCTGTCCATGGTGGCAGAGGTCAATCTAAAGAAATTAGAAGACAGACAGAAACGCCACGTATTAAGGGGTGATGGAGATGAACGATAATGGAAGTAACACTGCTAGATCACATGGGTTCAGACCTCTCAGTGGTAAACGCTGCTAGAGTTT